CACGGTCAACAAGAAAGAGAAACGCCAGATTGACCCGTATCAACTGGCTGCCTGGCTGGAGATACAGCGCCCGCTAATCAAATTCGCCGTGGTTGAACAGGTTGGTACCATGCCCGACCAGGGTATCACGTCCGCATTTAATTTTGGCTTTACAACAGGTTGTATTCACGGTATTATTGCAGCCTGTGGTATTAAAATACGTACGGTACCGCCGCAGGTGTGGAAACGAAAATATGGGCTGCTCGGCCAGAACAAGGACGCCAGCCGCGGGGAAGCAAGTCGCAGGTTCCCCGAGTTCACCCACCTGTGGCCATTAAAGAAGCACGATGGCCGGGCAGAAGCGGCGCTGCTGGCACTTTATGGGAGTGAGACGACATGATCCCCTCGATTGCAGATCAGTTGCTGTACATGGGCCTGGGCGCCGGCATCATGCAACTAATCCATGAATACTACGCTTTCAAACCTGACCATGGCCGGGTGTTCGGTGCCATCCAGATGGTGTTGTTCTGGACTTACTTGTTGGTGAAGACGTGAGTTACCTCGCCGCCTTCGCTGCATCCTTCGTCTATATCTGTTTGAAGGCCATGCAGCAGATCAACGTGGTGCGGGACGCGCAGCGGTGGATCCTGCCCACATCCTTGGGTATGACGGCGTGCGAGTTCTACATCGTAGGCTACATCGCCGCGGTCGGGCCGACGCTGCCGGGCATCATGGCTATTGGTATTGGCTCCGGCCTGGGCTGCCTGCTGGCTATGCGGATACATCGCAAGTGATCTACATCCTGTACGTCGCCTACATTGTCACGGCATCCGGCGTGCCGCACCCGCAGCAGATCGGGCCGTTCAAAGGCATTATCGCCTGTGAACACGCTGCCGCTCAAGTCCAAGCAGTTGACAACCGCATCCGATCCACGGTATGCTTATCGTTGAACCATAAACCAATGCACTGGAATGGAAAGGAACTCCCAAAATGACCCTCCCGACCGACGCTGCCGCCCGCAAAGCCATTCCGGTGTACAGCGGGTTCATCAAATATTTCCCCCGCGGCATGATCGCCGTGGCCCAGTTGTCCAAGATCGGTAACGAACAGCACAACCCTGGCCAGCCTCTTTACTGGGATCGGTCGAAGTCCGGTGACGAGATGGACGCACTGGTGCGGCACATGCTGGACGACGCCATGGGCGTGCCAGTGGACACTGACGGGGTGCTGCACGCCACCAAGCTGGCCTGGCGCGCGATGGGCAATCTGGAGAAGCTGCTGGAGAATAAAGCGGCAAATACCCGGAACGGGGTGAAATGATGCCCTATAAAGACGTTACCAAGAAACGGGAGAATGACCGCAAGTATTGGCTGAAGGTCAAGGGCGCCGGCCCTTTGCCGGTATCAACCGCCATGAACCGAGCCATAGATGTGGTACAACACATTAAGATCAAGGTGCCGAAGCACGGACTAAAGATTGCCTACATCCCGGACGCGCAGGTCATGCCGGGCGTTGACATGCGGCACCTGTTCTGGTGCGGGCAGTATCTGGCAGAGAAGCGCCCGGACGTGATTGTCTGTGGTGGCGACTTTGGCGACTTTCCCAGCCTGTCACGCTTTGGCCGCGGGGAACGCAAGTTTGAAGGGCTGCGCTACCGCCGGGACATTGACGCTTTCCATCAAGGCATGGAACTGTTGATGACACCGATTGCGCTGGCCAAGAACTACAAGCCGGCGCTGCACTTCACCCTTGGCAACCATGAAGACCACATCAATCGCATCACGCAGGAGCACTCCTTTCTGGAAGGGCTGATCTCGCAAGACGACCTGCACTTGGCTGACTATGGCTGGAACGTTCACCCGTTCATGCAGCCTATTGCCATTGCCGGCGTGGCCTTCTGCCACTACTTCCCGAGCGGCGGCCTGGGTCGCCCAATCACGACCGCGCGCGACATCCTGAACAAGCTGCACATGAGCGCCATTGCCGGCCACCAGCAGGGCCGGGACATTGCGTACGGCAAGCGGGCTGACGGGCGCCAGATGACGGCGATCATCAGCGGTAGCTTCTACCAGCACGACATGAGCTACCTGTCGCCATTTACCAACGCCCACTGGCGCGGTATGTGGCTTCTCCATCAAGTTAAAAATGGCGAATTTGACGAGATGGCACTTTCAATCGACTACCTGAAACGGAGATATGCGTGAGCAACACCGTAGACGCAAACGTGTTACGAGCGGTGTTCGCCGCGCGCGTGTCGCTGGCCAAGCTGACCAAGGCCGAAGCGGTAACGCACGCGAAGGATGAATGGGAAAAGACCCAACGCTGGGTCGCGTCTGCCAGCAGCAAGGAAGGGTCGTTCGTCTGGTTCTGCCAGGAGTTTGACTTGGACGAGTCCGCAGTCCTGCGGGCAATACGGGAGCGGCGGAAATGAGTGGCGCGGATAAAGAATACAAGTTCGGTCCAAAAAATAACTGGCGGCGCTCAGTGTGGAACCAAATTAAAGCAAGGCTCAGGGTTCCCGCCAAAGACGCGCTTGTGCTGTACTTGGCCGGCCCCGGTGATTATGACCGCGAGGTAGCAGTAAGCAAAGGGTTCAGGGCAGACAATCTAATATCAGTGGAGCGCAACAGCGCCGTGCTGTCACAGTTGCGAGAGAAAGACGTGCTGACGATCCGAGGCGATTTTGTGGATGCCGTAAGAACGTGGCCCGCAAAAAAGCCGTTTGATGTGGTGTTTGGCGACTTCTGCGGCGACTTGTCGCAAGGTCTGCTTGACGCCATAGGTTGTTTTGCGGTGGTTCGGCAAACCCAACGCAGTGTATTTGCGTTTAACTTTCAGCGCGGGCGGGACGCGACGCTACGCAATTTACGGGCAAAGACCCCCCACATTAAACACCGAGGCGAGTTGCTGGCCGAGGCGTTAGCCTGCGTCGAGTCTCCTTCCTATTTATCTTATCGGAGTGGAACGCTTTTGTTTGATTCCGTCGTGTATTTGTCTGTTTTAGAGGCTAGGCGCCGCTTTACAGATGATTACCGGGCGGACGCTTTTGCCTTTCTCGCAAAGTCGCGGCGCCGTATCGCAACAAGCCCACTAGGGGCCACCCATCCGTTGTGTTTAAAGGAGTTAGAAGCTGCCCAAGAGTATTTGAATGCGGCTACTGTGTTTGAGCCTTACGACGCAGCCTTGCAGCCGCTTGTCGCGCAAAACACTAAAGAATGGCGGGGTGATGTTCCGACGCGGACTAAACGCAGTGCGGCTGCGATAAGTGCCATTCACACCCGCAGAGCGGCGTGCTAACTCCCCGCCCATATCAGATCGAAGGCCGGGATTTTCTGGCCAGCCGCACACGCGCCCTGCTGGCCGATGAAATGAGGGTCGGCAAGTCCTGCCAGGCGATCATGGCTGCGCACAAGCTGGGCGCGCAGTCCATGTTGGTGACGTGCCCTGCCATCGCCGTGCCCCACTGGCACCGGGAGATCGAAAAGTGGTGGCCGTCGGGTCCGCTGCCGAAAGCGCAGGTGCTGTCCTACAACAAGGCCACGACCCTGTGGGAAGAAGGGTTCAGTCAGCCCCGGTTCGACGTGTTCATCCCGGACGAAGCACATTTTGCTAAGACACCAACCGCCAAGCGCACACGCATGGTCTACGGCAAGACCGGGTTTGGTCAAGCCGCCGGCGCCATCTGGCCGCTGTCCGGCACACCCGCACCGAAGCACGCCGCCGAACTCTGGCCGATGCTGAAAGCCTTTGGCGTGGTCGGCATGGATTACCAGGCGTTCATCGAACGCTACTGCGTATACGACAAGTGGGCCGACAAGATCCGCGGCACCAAGCAGTCCATGATCCCGGAACTGCGCACCCTGCTGGCGACCGTGATGCTGCGCCGCACCCGCAAGGATGTGGCACCGGACATGCCGGCCATTGACTTTCAGTTCCTTGAGATCACACCGACCACCGCGGCTGACCTGCCGGCGGGCATTGACACCGAGCACCTGGAAGACAACCCGACTTCGATGCAGGCCGAGCGTATTGCCGTGGCGCAGTCCAAGGTGCTGCCGCTGGCCAAGAACATCGACTTTGCCATCAGCAACGAACTGCTGAAGCAGACCGTGGTGTTCGGCTGGCACACCGAGCCACTGGAGCACTTGACACGGCTGCTGAATTCTCTTAATATAAAGACCGAACTGATTACCGGCAAGACGACGCCGGTGCAGCGGGAGCGGATACAAAATAATTTTCGTAGTGGCTTGACACAAGTTATTGCCGGGAATATTATGAGTTGTGGCACGGCGATTGATCTTAGTTCCGCCAGTCACGGCCACTTTTTAGAGCTAGATTGGGTCAGTGGTAACAATGTGCAGGCCGCCAACCGGCTGGTCAGCATGGAGAAAAAAGAGAAGGTCACGATTGACGTGGCCACGGTGCCGGGAACGATTGATGACGGCGTGCAGCAAGTGTTAATGCGTCGAGTTAAAGAGTTGTCAGCGTTGTATTAATTAAAACATGGCTTATAAAAATCACGAAGATTTACTTGAGTATCGGCGTCAATACCGCATTAAGAATCGAAAACGGATGAACGCATACGCCCGCCAATGGCAAAAAAATTACCGCATAAAAAACGGAGAAGCCGTTAGCGCGTATAAATCCGAATACGATTTGAAACGAAAGTATGGGATAAGCTCTGCCGAGCGCGACGCAATGCTGCAGGAACAGGGCGGGGCGTGCGCCGTATGCAAAACAAAAGAACCAGACGGAAACGGCCGGTGGCGGGTAGATCATTGCCACGTTTCTGGAAAAGTACGAGGGATACTGTGCTCTTCGTGCAACTTGGCATTAGGGCTTATGAAGGACAACATTGCTTCGTTTCGCAGAGCCATTATCTATTTAAATAAGGAAAACAACGAATGATCGAAGTCACATTTAAGTTTGACAGCATTGAGAAAGCTATCGCTACACTGGGTTCGCTGATGAAGGGCGCCGCACCGGTGCCGAACATTGAGAATCCGGCGAAGCCCGAAGGCGCACTCGCTGGCAAACAACGTAAACCCCGTGCGGATGCAGGCAAGGCGCGCGGGCCGTACAAAGACAATGGGGTGGCTACGCCGCCGGCGCCCGCCGAAGCGGACAATGCCCAACCGTCGGGAGAAGTGCCTGCGGAAGTCACCCCGCCCGAAACCGCAGCGCCGAAGGAGACTACAATCGCAGCTGACTCCGTGCAACAGCCGACGGAACCCGCTTCGGCCGCTGCGGCCACCCAAGAGCAAGCCCAGGCTGCATTGGAATCTTTGTTCGCAACCAAAGGGCTGCCAACGGCGCAGGCCACAATGGCACTGTTTGGCGTGTCGCGGCTGCGTGACATGAAGCCGGAAGACTACGGCCAGTTCGTGATTGCGGCGCAGGAGGCAACCAAGTGAACTACCGCCCGCAATATCCGATGGCTAACTACTTCTACTGCTTGTCCGAACTGGTCGCCTTTGACCTGCCGGTGGACACATTCATCTTGGGCTGGATCGCCAACGAGGAAAACCAGTAATGGCGTTTCACGCCAAGCTGTCAGCGTCAGCCGCACACCGCTGGATGAACTGTCCAGCTAGTGTGCGGCTGTCAGAAGGGGTGCCGCACGTTGAAAGCCCGCACGCCAGTCTTGGCACCATGGCGCACTCAGTGGCGGCGTATTGTTTGAAGCATAAGCTGCCGGCCAGCGCCATCTTGGACGATCATGCCGACAGCGTGCAGTTCTACCTAGACTTCTGCCGTAAACAGAAAGGCACACACGCGATTGAGATTGACTTAGCGCCTGCCTTGGCCCGCATCGACCCGGACACTGGCGGCACGGCGGACTTCGTATGCTGGACGGAAGACGGCAAGCACCTGCTGGTGGCCGACTTCAAGTTCGGGACTGGCGTGCCGGTAGCGGCGGAAGACAACAAGCAGTTGAAAATGTACGCGCTTGGCGCTATGCTGTCCCTGTTCCTTTGCCCGGAAACTGTGGAAGTGGCCATTGTGCAGCCCCGGCTGGAGGATCCAGAGCAGTGGGTCAAGCGCAGCACCTTTCGGGCCATTGATCTCTTGGACTTCGCCGCGGATGTGCAGGAAGCGGCAGTGAAGGCGCGGCTACCGGACGCGGAGCCAGTGCCGGGCGAAGAACAATGCCGTTGGTGCCAGGCGGCGAAGGCGAAGCGGTGTTCGGTGGCCGTCAAGACTGGCTACCGCAAACCCGCTGGCGCCAAGATTAAAGCAGATGACTTTGCGGTAATGACGGGACCGTGAGCCTGACGTAATTTTCTCCCCCGTCACTTTAGGAGTAACACACTATGGGTACCCGAGTTCGTATCAACGATGTCCGTTTCAACTTCACCAACAACCTGTTCACCGCCGGCAAGGCCAAAGGCAACGACAGTGGCAAAGAGAAGTTCAGTGTCGTCGCCATCTTCGGACGTGAGCATCCGCAGATTGCCGAGATCAAGGCGGCACTGCTGGAAGCTGCAACCGCCAAGTGGGCGGCCAAAGCGCCAGAAGTGCTGAAGCAACTGGCGGCTGGCGACCGCATCTGCCTGCACGACGGCGATGCCAAGAGCGACCACGCGGGCTACGCGGGCAACTACTTCATCAATGCCAGCAACGAACTGCGCCCGCTGGTCATCGGCCCGAACCGGGAGAACCTGGTGGTGGCGGACGGCAAGCCCTACTCCGGGTCTTACGGCAACATCATCCTGGAGTTCTGGGCGCAGGACAACCAGTTCGGCAAGCGCGTGAACGCTTCGCTGCTGGGTGTGCAGCACACCAAGGACGGCGAACGCCTGTCCGGTGGCGGGATTGCCGCGGCGGATGACTTCGAAGCCATCCAGATGCCGCCCCCGGCTGCAGGTTCCGGCGGTGGCAGCAGCGGCGCAGCAGCACTGTTCTAAAAGACGGCCCTTCCCCGCCGGCGCTGTGTGGGCTGGCGGGGTCTTTTTCTTCTGGAGAATTCAATGGCCGCTTACTACAACGAGATTGATCCCTACGCCGCCCAGTGGCTGCGTAACCTGATCGCCGCGGGGCACATTGCGCCGGGCGACGTGGACGAAAGGAGCATCAACGATGTCAAAGCCGACGACCTTAAAAACTACACCCAGTGCCACTTCTTCGCCGGCATCGGGGTCTAGTCTTATGCCCTCCGACTCGCAGGCTGGCCCGACGACCGGCCTGTGTGGACTGGAAGCTGCCCCTGCCAGCCATTCAGCGCAGCAGGAAAGCAGCAAGGAACCGCAGACGACCGGCACCTCTGGCCAGTCTGGTCAGAACTTATCCGCCAGCGAAAGCCTGCGGTTGTCTTTGGTGAACAGGTTGAAGCAGCAATCCGCCACGGCTGGCTCGACCTTGTTCAAGCTGACCTGGAAGGAATCGACTACGCCTTCGCAGCGGCCGGTATCCCTGCTGCGGGCTTCGGTGCGCCGCACATCCGACAGCGATTGTGGTTCGTGGCTGAGTCCAACCAGTTGCAGTCCGAACAGTTTGCGCGGTCAGGGGCAAGACCCGGAGTTGCGGAAGGCGCAGGGTCATGCGGTGAACCTGCAAGATCAGGTACGCCTCGCCGGCTGGGTAACAACAACAACAACAACAAGGGACTGGAAGGACACTGCGGCGGACATCAAGCCGAGGGAGGATGGGACGGAGCGGTTCGATCAGCTGCCGCGGCAGGCGAATCTGGCGGGGTGGCAGACTCCGAAAGCGATGGACGGGGTGTTCTCGACACCACGAACGTCGGATCGTCCGATGCACCGAGCAACGCATCTGCAAACGCAGACGATGGCGCAACTGTCCGACAAGAGCGACCTCCCGGCCAACGGGCCGGCCCGACTAACGGCCACTGGCGAAATGCTGATTGGCTCCACTGCCGGGATGGAAAGTGGCGGCCAGTTGAACCCGGCACATTCCCGCTGGCTCATGGGGCTGCCAGCCGAGTGGGACGCCTGCGCGCCTACGGCAACGCGATCGTCCCGCAGGTCGCCGCAGAAGTCATCTCAGCCTACATGCTTGGCTGATCTCCTGTGACCGAACCCGTCGCCCACGGTGACTTTGAAACCCGCAGCGCCGTTGACCTGCGGGAAGTCGGGTTGCACAACTACGCCCGCCATGAATCCACGGATGCGTGGTGCTTCTCCTGGGCCATCGGGGATATGGAGCCGGAAGTCTGGGTGCCCGGCGACAAGTTCCCTGACGTAATGCGGCGACACATTGAATCCGGCCGGCAGTTCCATGCCTGGAACGCACCTTTTGAATTGGCGATCTGGAGCGAAGTCATGCGCCGTCGTTACAATTGGCCCGCCATTCGGCCCGAGCAGACGCATTGTGTGATGGCCCGCGCCTACGCAATGGGGTTGCCTGGGGCGCTGGAAGATGCCGCTCTGGCGCTGGGCCTTCCGCTGCTGAAGGATACTGAAGGTAGAGCGCTTATGCTTCGCATGTGTAGGCCGCGCAGCAAGCCCAACCAGCCGATTGCATGGTGGGATGATCTGGATAAGCAAGAACGACTGCGCACGTATTGCCAGCAAGACGTTCGTGTCGAACGTGAAGTTGGCCGCCGCGTGCTTCCGCTCTCGGACAAGGAACGCCAAGTCTGGTTGCTGGACTACCAGATCAACCAGCGTGGCGTGATGATTGACGTGCCCACGGCCAAGGCAGCGATCACCCTGGCTGATACCATGAAGGTGAAATATGACGAACAGATGGCCGAAGCCACCAATGGTGCCGCGACTTCATGCACGGCGCTTGCTCCGATCAAGGAGTGGCTTAATCAACAAGGCTGCCACAAAGCACTCGTTGGCTTGGCTAAAGCGGATGTCACGGAACTGCTGGCCGACGATACCTTACCCGCTGCTGCCCGACGTGTCCTGACACTGCGGCAAGAGGCGGGCAAGGCCAGCAATGCCAAGTTCAACGTCATGGTCAACCAAGCCGGCGACGATAACCGGCTGCGCAATCTAGTCCAGTATCATGGTGCCGCCACCGGGCGCTGGGCTGGCCGCGCGGTGCAAGTCCACAATCTAGTCCGTGATATGCCGAAGGCTCACATCATTGAGCACGTATTGGAACTGGTGCGGGGCGGGCAGCATGAAGCTATCGACATGATCTACGGGCCGCCACTGTCCATGGTGTCCCGGTGTATGCGGTCGTTCTTTACGGCAGCGCCCGGCAAGATGCTGCTGGCGGCGGACTTCTCAAACGTCGAAGGGCGGGGCGCTGCGTGGTTCGCTGGCGAACACTGGAAGATCGAAGCCTTCCGCGCAGCCGACGCCAAGACAGGGCCGGGCATCTACGAGTTGGCCTATGCCAAGTCGTTCAACGTGCCGGTGGAGTCTGTCAAGAATCCCTCGGAAGAACGGCAGGTCGGCAAGACGATGGAGTTGGCTTTCGGCTACCAGGGTGGGGCCGGCAGCTTTCATGTGATGGGCAAAACTTACGGAGTGAAAGTCACCGATGAAAAAGCAGACGAGTTCAAAAACGCCTGGCGCTCGGCGCACCCGCGCATCGTCGGCACGTGGTATGGCATCCAAAGGGCGGCAATCAGCGCCGTCAAAAACCCCGGCGAAGTCTACGCTTGCGGCCACCCCGGTCGCCAAGCCAAGTTTAAAGTGGCCGGTTCGTTTCTATGGTGCCTGCTGCCAAGCGGTCGCGCAATTTGCTATCCGTATCCGAAATTGCTGGAAGGCGAATACGGGCCGCAGCTGACCTACATGACCAACCCTTCCCCGGACGACCGGAAGAAGGGCAAGGTCATCAAGGATCCGCAGAACTCGGCCAACTGGGCGCGGGTCGGCACCTACGGCGGCAGCCTGTTCAACAACATTATCCAAGGCACCTGCCGTGACCTGCTGGCGGATTGCATGTTGCGTTTGTCCGCCCTTGGTGCTAACATAGTTCTTCACGTCCATGACGAAGCGGTTGTGGAAGTTGACGCGGACAAGGCAGAAGCCGCGCGCCAGAAGATGCAGGAGATCATGCGAACCCCGCCCGAGTGGGCTGCCGGGTTCCCCCTTTGGGCTGACTGCGGAGCGATGAAACGATATGGTAAGTAAACTTGACGCCGCCATCGCCCTTGCAGCCAAGGGCTTTGAGGTGTTCCCGATCAAGCCGGGGGCGAAGTTCCCGCCCTTGGTCAAGGACTGGCCCAATAAGGCATCCAATATTGTCCAATTCTTTGGCCCGTGGTGGGACAAGAACCCGGACGCGAACATCGGGATCCACGCCAAAGGCATGATTGTCATTGACGTTGACGTCAACAAGGGCGGTGACGACTCGCTGGCCCTACTGGAGATGACGCACGGGTTTCCTGAAACCCTTACAACGATCACCCCAACTGGCGGGCGCCACCTGTTCTACCGCACCGACGCGCCGGTCGCCAACGGGGTGGACTGCCTTGGCCGAGGGGTGGACATCCGTGGGCAGAACGGCTACGTTGTAGCCCCTGGCTCAGAGGTCGAAGCCGGGCGCTACCGGTTCGACAAGGACATCCCGATAGCCGACGCGCCCGACTGGCTTGTGCTAAAACTTGGCACGGTCGTACACAAAACCAGCACGTCCACCACCGATGTACAGGATGCGCCAGTGGACGTGGTGGCGCGGGCGCGGGAGTGGCTGGCCAAGCAACCCGGCGCCGTCGAAGGCGAGGGTGGCGACGCGCAGACCTTCAAGGTCATCTGCGCCCTACGGGATCTGGGGCCGTCAGCCGAGCAGGCCGGCGAACTGCTGGCGGAGTGGAACGATCGCTGTTCCCCGCCGTGGACGCCCAACGAATTAGGCGTTAGGGTGGGTAACGCCTACCGCTATGCACAGAACGACGCTGGCGCGCGCGCCGCCATGCCGGATGACTTCCCAGTCATGGATGTGCCGCCGGCGCCACCCCGCAAGCCCACCAAGGTCACTCGCCTTTCTCAATTCGCGAATCAAGAATCCAAGGGCGCGGGCTACTTGGCCAAGGGGTTGCTGCAGAAGGCATCCTACGCCATCGCCTACGGCCCCCCTGGCGGCGGCAAGACCTTCACCCTGCTGGACTTGGCCTACAACATTGCCGCCGGCAAGGACTGGATGGGTCATAAAGTCCACGGCGGGCCGGTGCTCTACCTGCCTTTTGAGGGTGGTGGCGGGCTAATCAAGCGCGCCCAGGCGCTGCGCCAGAAGTATGGCAACGAGGACGTGCCGTTCTTCATCGCCCCTGCCAGCTTCAATCTGCGGGAGCAGACTGGCCGCAAGGAACTGGGTGCCGTCATTGCTGACCTGCCGGAGAAGCCGGTGCTGATCGTGATCGACACCTTGGCGCGTGCGCTGATGGGCGGGGACGAGAATTCCGCACAGGACGTAGGGGCTTTCAACAGCGCGGTGGCGGCCCTGATCGAATCGACCGGCGCCTGTGTGCTGATCGTCCACCACTCCGGCAAGAACCAGAACGCCGGGGCGCGCGGGTCGTCAGCCCTCTTGGGCGCTATTGACACGGAGTTGCAGATCAGCGACAATAGAGTGACTGCCAGCAAGCAGCGGGACGTGGAGATTGGCGCCCCGATTGGCTTCAAGCTGGTGCCCGTGGTAGTGGGGCTGGACTCCGATGGCGACGAGATGACGAGTTGTGTGGTGGAGCCGGACGCCGTAGGCACAGGCCCGACTGGCAGACTGGCCGGCCACGCCAAGCGGGGGTTTGATGTGCTGTGCCGGCTGCGGCCGGACAACACTTCAATCAGCGACATCGAATGGAAGGAAGCGTGCCTAGAGTTCCTGCCGGCGCGCAAGGCTTCGTTCTATGACATGAAGAATGTGCTTCTGAAGAAGCGATACATTGTGGTTGACAACGAAGGGCTGGTAACACGGAGGATGGAATAATGCCGTTATACGATTTGTTCTGCCCCACCTGCCACCGCACGGTCGAACGCCAGTGCAAGATTGACGACCGGTTAAGCCAACGCTGCTACCACGATGGCGATGTGTTGACCGTAAAGGTGGCACCTGTCTACGGCAAGATGGCGGGCACGGTGCTGAAAGGTGGCGGACCTGATCGGTTCACCGCGGACGTGCTCGGTGTGCGGCTGGACGAACTGCCTAGCGGATTGCGGACAACCAAATGAGTTTCACCGACGGCAACAAAGCGGACGGCAAGCACTACTGGCTTACGCCACCGGAATTGATGGACCGGTTGCAGTTAGAGTTCGACTTCAACTACGACCCCTGCCCTTTCCCTAAGCCCGAGGACTACGACGGACTGGACGCTGAGTGGGGGTCGCGCAGTTACGTCAACCCGCCATTCGGCGTCGTCATGCATAAAGGCAAAAAGAAAGGCGCCACTGCTTGGGCGCGGAAGTGCATCGAAGAACACCGCAAGGGCAAGACCGTGGTGATGGTCTATCCGATTGACAAGTGGGTGTTGATGCTGCTGGACGCCGGCGCCAAGGTGCGCAACCTAAAGGACGTGAAGTGGTGCGCCACTGAGGACGGGACGCCCGGCAAAGGCACCGGACGGCATGTTGCTATGTTCGTGCTAGAGGCCGAACAGCCGCCCAAATAAATCCGATGTTGGCCACGGCGTACGCAGCCCACGCCATGGCCATGCCCGGATCACCGGCTTTGCCGTAGCGCACCGCCACCGACAGATACAGGCCGGCGGCGATGATCAGTTCCCAAGGTGTCACTTGCTAACGCCCTTCGACTTCTCCACAGAGCGCAGGGTGCCGAGGCCCAGCATACCGGTCACAACGACCCACAGGAGGTCGATGTTGACATCCGGCGGCGCTGGCCAGCCCTTGGCCGCACCAACCCACACCAGCACTGGTTGGACAATCGTAGCGTAAACAAAGCCTGCGCCGCCCGCCCAGCCAAAGAACGGCCGCCAGCCGGCAACGAATACGGAAGCGTGCTGCGCCTCGCGCGCATTGATCTCCAACTGACCCATGATCTGTTTCAGATCACCATCCTGGGTCATCTTCATCAGTTCCAGTTCGGCCGCTGCCTTCTGCGCAGGATCCGGGAAGATGCGGTCGATGATGCCTTTGCCCAATTCAAACAGCGGGCCGAGCAGTAACGGGTTCATTTCTTCCCCTCATGTTCCAGACTGTAATGATTGCCGTCGTTGAAGCGGCCACCCCATGTGCCGCCCATCTTTTCCCACTGTTCACCCAGCGGCGCGTGACCCTCTGTGGTTTCCAAGAACACCCCGTCCTTGAACAGATTGAAGTCTACCGCCAGACGGATCTTGTGGCAGGAGTTGGCCGAGCCGTAGCCGACCTTCCAACCAATCTGGCCGTGCAGCCGCGGGTCACGGTAGGCGTCACCGAAGGTCAGTTCGTAGCTGTTGTCATACGCCCAGACGATCAGGTCCGCAATCATGCGGACGAACTTGCGCTGCTTCTGGCCGAGGGTCACAACGTCACCAAAGGCTTGATGGCCTGTGCCGGGATCACCGACACAGTGCCGTCATCGAAGTACAACCCAATGGCCCCGGCTTCTGTAAAGCCACCGAAGCAACCCTCGTTGGTCTTGCCGTTCTGCGTCCACGTTGCTCGCAGCGGCAGGTTCTTCACCGCTGGCAACCGGCACTTCTCGTCAAACAGCGTGACGGTAACGCCCGGCGCATTGGCCGCGGCGATGGGTGCGGCGTACAGCCCGACCCAAATAAACAGCAACCCGACAGCGATAACACCTTGCACAATGGTTTTCATACGCTCCCCTTTGACCAGCCCATTTCAATCTCAATGGCACGGGCGGCTTCTTTGAAGTCGGTGTCGTGCGCGTACTTGTTTGGCACCTGGTCGTGACCGAGAGCCGCGTGCAGCATTTCATGCGCTAGGATGCGGAGCAGCATGTCCAGTGATTTTGTGTCGGTGGTGTCTACCCAGATACAGTGGTTGTCGCCAGCCTTGCCATGGTAGCCATGGGCTTTGAGCGGCTTGGCCACGAACACCATCTTGTTGACCGAGGGCAGGCGGCGGTCACTGCTGAACGCAATCTTTTTGAGGAAGCAGTAACCCGCGCGCAGGTCACTCTCGTCAAAGTTCATTTTTTGCGCAGCCAGTCCTGCACAGTCTGCGTTTCGTATATCCTAATGCACGTCCAGACAATAGCGGCAATGGTGGCGATGATGGTCAGCGCGGTAGAGAACACCCCGAGCCACGCAGCGAATACCGTACCATAAGCCGCTGCGTCGGCTAGGTGCTTAACTTGATCCGTTTGCTGCACCATTTTACCGCCCCTTGTCATGTTGTTGTGTTTACCGCGGTGACTTTCCGCGTGCGGCGTTCTGTCTTGCTTTAGAAAGTGTTGTCATTACTCAATCCTTTTCACAGTAAGCCTGTTATAACTTCCGTCAGTTACGACGGTGACGGCCTCTCCCATAAACGCTTCGACTTTTATCGTAATTGAGGCCATTACGTAAGCCTGTTCTGGTGAACGTATACATAATCCACGGTCACGTTCCTTGTGGCGGTCGAACGCGATATCGCTGCAACAACCGGAGTCATCGGCGTGTTTGGTGTAACAGCCCCAGCAACAGTAACTCCAACAAGAACGCCGTTTCTGTAAAAGGTTGCGGCGCCGGTGCCGTCATCTACTTCAATTCGCCACGTCTCGTAAGTTGCTGCAGCAGGCGCTACACCCATGTTCTGCTGGACCGCATCAACATCCGTGGCGACCCCCACAGCCCACCAGTTATCCGTAGACATCGACGTGTCAAACATGACCCCGAAGGCATTAGACGCGTTGGTATTGATCGTGTCCGCAGACGCCGCAGACTCGATGGGGAATTCCAAAGCAGCGATCTGGTCCGTCATCCCGACGAACACGGCGACGTTCGTAATGGCGCTAATTTGCAGTCGAAACTCGCAAGCGAAGCCGCCTTGCGCGGGACGCCATGTAAGTTGAGAATGAAGTTGCACTCCGTTCGTCGCCATCGTCCCGGCCGCGTCGTCCCCGGTAGTCATTCGCATGGTTCCGTGAGTCGCAATCACAACAGCAGGAGCCACAACTTGCGGGTCACTGCCTATTTGCGAACCCCACTCGTCGGCCAGAAAATCGCCAAGGAAGTCGTCAAAATGCTCTACGCGCTTCGTGATCGCTCGGCTGATGCGGTGGCGTTCATTGCTACCGTAGGCAACTAACTCGATGTGTCCTCGTCCAGCGTCCTCTAAAATAAGGCCACCGCTTCTCCCGGTTAGTGGTGCTGGCAGATCGGCGCTTACAACAAGCGCGTGTCGCATCAGCGGCGAGTTGCCGTTGTAACAATAGACCGCGTACTCCCCAAGCGGGGAGTTTGTGGACGTTGGCATCGACTCAAACAGTCGCGTAAAAGTCGTCAACGTAACCGTGGCCAAGTCTTGAATCTGCACGTTCTCACACACCAACAACGAACGCGCTTGTGCGGTAATGTCAAGAGCAGTTTTTCCTGCCCCGCCACCGGAGCTGATATTCCTAAGTGAAATGTTGCTGACGTTCCTGAGATAAATTCCGTTCTCGTTACCCAGGTAAGAATCCGACAAAGCAAAAGATCGCAGAAGTTGCGCTGCTGATAGGTCAATGTAGATAGGCCAGTACCCTGCGTTGCCTTGTTCGGTGCGTAAATTTTCTATAGAAAGAGGGTAGGAAATACCAGTCGCCGCTGTGCTGACCCAATACAAACCGTGCGTTCCTCCTACCCATGCTTGAGTACCGGAAAACTTCACGTTCGACAAATCGACGCCGCTTTCTATTTCGACGGCCTTGGCGGTCGTAATTAGGTAAACATCGTTAAATTCAAAGTGATCTATGTCAATCGGAGCGTAATTAGGATTCGTAGAAATCAGCAGAGGCCGCAGGCAGTTGATTGCGATGCGGCTGAAATATGACGCATCTCGTCCATTGGTCTTTATCCCGATGCTAGACCCCGCCCAAGAATTAACCGCGAAGTCCTCGCATACAAAGAGGTTCACATCAACAACATTGAGCGCGGTTTTGGTTTGCGTGTTGCCGCCGCCGCTAATAAAGCCGATACCCTTTATAGAGGACTGCACCAACTGAGTCGCCGTGGCTTTTTGGAAGCGAACGCATGTTGCCTCCCCTGATGGCCGAAAATCAATGGTGCTGGATTGAGGCCCATCGCCGCGAAGATTTATACGATCATTGCTAATACGTATCTCGGAGGACACAAGATAAGTGCCCGGTGGAAAGTAGATCAAACCCTTTGTCGCGGTTGAGGCTTCTACCGCGCTGATCGTTCTCTGGATTGCGGCAGTATCATCAGTGACACCATCACCGACAGCACCAAAGTCTTTGACGCTGACACTCTCGCCAAGTTTTGCGGTAACGCTGCGTTCAACAGCGCCAGTTCCTGATTGTGTAAACGTGCTGGTGTTGGCGTCACCCACTGCTAACTCAAAGGCGTTGCCTGCCACATTGCGGCGGAGGTAATAACCTGCTTTGCCTGTAACAGTGATGTCAGTTTGCTCTCCCTCAGATGACGGCACTTTCAGTGACCGACCTATTTCTTCATCAATCTGTTGGTCGATCATGGTCAACCGGTCGAGCCGGTCTTCCAGCACTTCCGCGTCGTTGATGTCGTTGTTCAGGAAGTCGTCGTCTTGTGTCAGGGGCAGCACGCGGCGAATAACCAGCGTAATCCCCGCAGCCGGTGCGCCGTAGGGGCTGGAGCCGCCAGCCAAACTAACCGTTCCGGTGGCTCCTGCGCCGCCGGATACCGTGTAGTCCGTGTTTTCGACCAAGGCTTCGGACGCGCCGGTTGAGTCCGTGACCGCCGTGAGCACAAGGTCACTGGTGTCAAAGAAGACCACTGGCGACGTGGCGAAGCTGGTCGTAACACCGTTGCCAGCGAAGGTCTTGCGGTTAGTTACTGAACTGACAGTCATTTTTAATCCCCTATATTCCAGTTTACCCTAAGAGCAGGAACATTGTTTCAAGTTCTTGTTTCCGTTGCTTTTTCTTTGTTGGCGTTTGCACCGACATGGCCATCACGTCCCAGTATGCGATGGGCGGGGGCAGTCGGGTGACGCTGAGTTCCGCATCCTGCCCCGTCACACTGAACGTGCCGTGCTGCGCCACCAGTTCGTAACCCGCTGTGACCGGCGTGTATGTGATGTCGATGTCTTGCCCGGCCAGCGCAAAGCTGCCATGCAAAGGCGACAGCGCGCGGTTGCGGGCCAGCGCAGCATCCTGGCCGGTCAGACTGAACGTGCCATGGTTGGCTTCGATCAGCTTGCTGCGCAGCAGCGTGATGTTCTGCCCTGAAAGGCTGAACGTCCCGTGGGTCGGCGATAGCGCCCGGTTGCGGCTGATCGTAACCGACTGACCAGTCAGGCTGAACGTGCCGTGCTGCGCCGTGATGTCGTAGTTGACCGGCGCCCCACCGCTTGCTGGGTTGTCGGCAATCGTGCCGTCGGCTATGGTGCCGTAGGCGATCATGCGTTACCAACACGTCAGGATGGCGAACGCATCGCCGCCGAAGCCCACCTGGCCGACGGTAGATGTGGTCAGTGCACCACCCATGCCCCCGCCGCCGCAGCCTGGCGCGCCATGGCCACCACGGCCTTGAACGAGGCCGGTGGTTAAAGCAGTGCCGTGTGTGGAAGCACTGCCGGTGCCGCCTATGAAGTAGCCAAGATTCGCAACCGGCCGGAAACCAGCATTGCCAAAAGCCGCAGGAACGGTGGCCGTAGCGGAACCCTGCCCGCCAAGCAGCGTGGGAAAGGCACCCGCGCCCGTTAATTGTCCGCCGTTGGTGCCGGTCGCCGCTGCTGCCGGCAGTCCGCCGCCGCCCGTGCCGCCCGTAACAAACGCGCCGGTGGTCGGCAGCGTCAGGTTGGCCGCCGCGACAGTCGCACCGCCTGCCGTGCCGACTTGTGACGCCAGCACTTGAATCGCATACATCCAGCCCAGCGGCATGTTGGTTGCGGCAGCAATCGCCGCAGCGGTGCCGACCGTGCCGCCTGTTGCACCCGAAGCGTTGCCACCATGTAAGCCGCCGTTGGCAAACGCGATGACGCCGTTCGCGGCGGTGGCCGGCTCGATCGCCACATAGCTGGCAAAGTTTGCCGTTGCCGTGGGTTTGCGCCCCGCCAGTGATAAATACAGCCGATCCGGCAATACAGCCAGGGGCATTTGAAGTATCGTGATTGCCCCACTTTGCCCGCCCGCACCACCAGCAGCGGTTGAGTTCGCGCCGACCACACCAGTGCCGCCATTACCACCGGCGCCAACCAGCACAATGGACAGCATGGACTTGCCACGTGGCTTGGTCCACGTTTTCCAAGACGTGCCAGCAGTTACCGCGTCGCCAAAGAACCACTGAACATCAGCGGCGCCTGTTGACTTCGGAGTGTGGGAAAAGTCCAGCATCAGTATTTGCCGCCAATGACTGACACGGCCCAGCCGGTGGTGACTGCCGTGCCAATCCCTCCATAGATGCGATAGCCGGGAGGGATGGCCATGTTCAGCGTGTACTCAATGTCAGGCGACGCTGCGACGATGCTGTATGCCGTGGCGGGGAGTGTCACTTCACCGATTAGCACGTTGTTGGCCGGGGTGGCCGGGGTGCTGCCGTTGTTCAGGAACAGACGCAACACCGATGCGGTGGACGTGCCGGTGATGGCTGCGCACTTGGCGCGCACTCTTTGCACAAAGCCGCCATTGGTGGCGTCCGCCGTGAACAACAGCACAGCATTGGCATCGCTGCCGTTAAAACCGGACACGTTGGCGGCGGTCATTGCAGTAGCGATCAGCGCGGACGTGCCGTTCCACTGAATGTCTGCTACCTTGCTATAGATTGGGTCATTATTACCGGGCATTGTCTATCTCCTTATGGCATTGCCATGCCGTTAAACTGTGCAACTTGGTAGCCTACGTTTGCGTGGCTGACTGTCTCTGCTGTCGCTGTGCAGTAGACATTCGATGTCCCTGCCAGCGTGATCGCGTTTCCTGAATTAGAACTGCTCCGTATCAAGTCTCTGGTCAACCCCGTAGTACCGTTGAACACACCTTCACCCACTTCCCACAATGCTCCAGACACCAGCAGGTAGGTCACTTTCAGCGACGCACTGCCGAACGCTGAAGCAAAGGTGCGGTAGTTGGTGACAGCCCCCGCAAGGGTGACGGCCCCCGTCCCTGTGGTGGCGGTAGTCTCTTGAACCCTGTCAGCGATGTATGGCATTACGTGGCCTGGAATACGCCGTTGGTGCCGTCAAGAGTGACGGTAACTGTCTCGCCTGCTGCGACCACTTGGCTGCTGCCGTAGTCCCAGTAGCCAATCACGTTGTTGTTCGTGCTGTTGACCAGCAAGGCGTAGCGGAAGGTGAAGCCACCGCCACTGGCCGTCCACGCGGTCGGGGAAGTCAGCACCAGTTTGTAGGTGCCGCCAGATTGCGTGGCGCTGGATACCGCGGCAGAATTGCCGCCCTGCGTGTAGCCGCCGCCAGTGGCCAAGTCCGTGGTGCCCGGCGTGAAGGCGGCGTTGGCCGGCGCAGCGGCAGACAAGGCAACCGCCCAAGTGTCGGAGCCAGCATTGACGGCTTCAAACAACGGCTCAATCGCCGCGTTGATTTTTACGAATGATGCGGTTGGCATTGCTGTCTCCGATTAACGTAGTACGGTTCTGGACCGCATGGTGCCGAGTTCATCAGGCACCATCACGCGGTCGGCCAAAGCGGCCTGAATCATCTTATCCATGCGCTTCGCCAGCGACACTTCCAACTTCTCAATTGCCGCCACCAGCGCCGCGTCTTCCGGGGCGTCTTCTTCGTCGGCTTCTTCCACTTCAACGGGCTTACGGACTTCCCGGCGCAGTTCATCAATCTGCGTTTGCAGTTCCGCAGTCATGCGCTCGGCGGCGATGGCGCGGTCTTCCAGCACCAGGATCAGCCGCCCGAGTTGCCGCGCGGTTTCGTCTGACGTGTCATCCGGCAGCTTCAATTCCCTGCCATTGCCAAGGTCGAGTATCATCGGGTTGCCCTAATTCGCCGTTCAGCTACGGGTGCCGGAGCCGCCACAACGGGCGCCGGTTCCTCTTTCCTAATCACTGGCGGTTGTCTAAAAAACATCTCTTGGTTGATAGCCCGCTGTGCTTGTTCCAGTATCTCTTGCCGATCTTCTTCGGAGCCAAACCGGTAAGCCGAAGACCGCCGTGCAGACTCCATTATAGCGTCAATCATCGCGCGGCCTCGCTGGGTGGCAACCAAAAGGTTTGGCTGTTGTCCTTTTCCACCTGTCGTTCGTAGCGTCGCAAATAGCCAGGGTTCAAGGCTTCCATTGTGCTGTTCAGGATTAGATGATCCAGTGCTAGGCGGGCGTAAAATATATTAGCAAACGGAGTGGATCCAACCGCCGCCCGGACTGCTTTGGCTCGGGGATCGTCGCCATCTCGCGCCGCTTGCAACACCCCTACGTATTGCTCCAGCAATCCAGCAGCGGGACCGGCTAATGTGCCAACAACCCCGCCGCCAAACCGGTTGGTGTTGCCAAACAAAAAGTCACCGTAGATGCCCACGCCGCCGCCCTGCTGCATGGCCGCCATAGCCAATTTGGCCCAGCCCGCCGCGTCTTCCGGCTCCCGCGGGTTGCGCCCTTTGGCGTATTCTTTGGCCGTCATGGCCACGTAGCCCAGCGCCGTAGTGCCTACGATCAAGTTTGCCAGCCCGCCGGCGTTTACGGTGTCACCTCGGTTTAGCTCCCTGCCTAAATGCTTCACTATGTAAGTCACTGGAAACTGTTTGAACTGCATGATGTAGCGCACCGCTTCGCCTAACGGCGTGCCGGAGGAACTGCCAAAGGTTGTCAACGCCTGCTCCTTGGCGCCGGCAAAGGTCATTGACTCTCGCACTTGGTCGGTGTAGTAGGCTGACAGGCTGGTTTTCAAGTTGTCGCGGCCTTCGTCTACTGCGCGGGTTGACGCGTCTGCTTTGTCCAAGTAGCTACGGATGGCTGCCTCAGACAAGCCATCAACCGCATCCGGCGTCAGGAACGTCTGCCCGTCAGCTTCATGCAATTTGGCTTCTTGCAGCGCGCCCCATGCCCGTTCTGATATACCGTAACGGCCAAGGGTGGTGCGCAATAAGGGGTCAAGATTGGCGTAAGGCACTTTGTTGCCGACTTGGATAGCCATGTTGCGGGAGAGCATTACCCCCATGCCGCGGGACATTGCATCCGTCCACCACGTCAACCCTGTGGCTTTAAAGAAAATATTGCTGAGTCGAGTCAGAGTGCCGGGCGCACTGTCTGTGGCATGAAACCGCTCGTAAACGCCGCCAAGAATACCCTGCGTGCCTGCGTTCAGTAAGTCACCTACCTCCCGTTTACCACTGCCACGGAAATTGCCAAACAGCGAGTCCAGTGAGTTCTTGTATCCCTCAAACAGATTAACGCCGTTGTGCCGAAGGACAGAAGCGCGAACCGCAATGTCAGGGAGGGAGGACAGCACCACACCGCCCAGCTTGGCCATTGATATGACCGAACGAATACCGCCGTTGATGGCCGCCGCGTTCGGGTTGCCATGCTGCAGAACACCGCCGCTGATCTGATTAAACTCGGCTTCTAGCATAGAACTGCCGAGGGCGTTAATCTCTTTAATGTCTGCGGTTTTCTTAGCTGACTCGATAGCGCGGTCAATGTCGGCACGAAACGCCGCTTCCGGGTTGGTGCCAAACGTGCGCATCAACGCCGTGTTGCGTGCGGCAAAACCCAAACTGTCCAAGACTGATTCGTACAGCGAAGCCCGGCCAAACTCGTTGTTGTAAGCCAGCCATTCGTCCGGGCCTTTAAACATCAGCACTCGTTCTTGGCTGATACGTTTGGCTAGATTACCCGACCCCTTGAAGCCCCCCATCCAGTCTGACGCGCCAGTGGCTCTCATGTGGTTGCCGCTGGCTAAATTGGCGTAAACGGCCGTCAAGAATTTGTCAACATCCAAAGCGTCGTCAAATGTGCGCACATCCAGCAGCGGCGTGATCTTGGCTTTCCAAACATCGAACCCTGCCTTGGCAATTTTTAGCTGGTCGTGGCTTTGCCGCGCCACGTAACCTTCCATTTTTCTAATGTAGGCGCCTGCCTTGTTCTGCAACGTGCGGGCGGTTTCCGTGTATTTGGCGAAAATGGCAGCAAGTGCCTGGGCGTTAGAGTCGCCAGTCGGTTGGACATTCTTGGCGCCGTTGGCGATAGCCATTTCCCGCGCCACGTTGCGCTCAAAGTCCGGGTCTTTCATTACTGCGGCTTCCAGCAGGTTGGCTCGTTCCAGTTCCACTACCATCGGGCCAAGCATCTCGGCTTCCAAAGCGTGCTTGACGGCATCTACACTGCGGCCAGCGTCTTGCCACGGCCCTTCCCTACCAACGGTCAGCGCCCGAATAGCCTCTGCTCGTTTGACTTTCTTGCCTTCCAATCCCTTGTAGAAATCTTCACGGGACAAGTTACGCATCCGATTAATGGCTTCGTTGCGGCGTTCTATCAGCGCTGCCAGCTTTTTTTCCGACGCCAGTGACTCCGCGGCGGCGACAATTGCCTGCTCGTTGGTCATCGTTGGGTTGTCACGGAGTTGCGCTTTTGAACGCCGGTCCAGCAACTCAAAAATATCATTAAGTTGTTTCTCGGTATTGTCTTCCCCGAGTGCTTCTTTTACCGCGTCGATGCAATCCTTGGCGGCCATTAGGCTTTCCTCATTCCACAGGCGGC